TTCTCTGCCTTGGCCTTTGCTGGGTCCTTCCACTCGGGTAGGACTTCCATCAATCTTTCCTGCTCTTGAGCAAGAAATGCCTGCATAGACTGCGCCTGTTCCTGGCGGGAGATTTCTGCAAGCCGCTGCTGTTCGCTCTGAATAGCCGCGTACTTGGTCTGGTTCTCACGCACTAACTCTTTCTGCCTCACCCACTCGATGGGATCCTCTTGGTAGAGGCGGTCCCAATCGATCTGAGGCTCTGCCGCCTGCTGAACTTGCTGCTCCAACTGTCCTAACAACTGCGCGTACTGCGCGCGCTCGGCGCGGATGGCCTGGCTCTCTTGCTCTACTTGCTTGCGCACCTCGGCAATCTGCTGGGTCTTCCGCGTGTAGTCTTGAGTGCGTGAATAACCTTGCTGGAGTTCGTCAAGCGTTACAGAAACTTCCTTGCCATCTACTTTGACGGTGAAAGTCTGCGGCTCTTCGCTCTCCTCTGGTTTCTCATCTTCCTCTAACTGTTCGGTAGGTGTTTCTTCATCCGATGCGTCTGCATCACCGGACAATTCCTCATCCACCGCCGCCTCAGTTTCCTGAGATAACGCCTCGTCGGTTGACTTTTCTCCCTCTTCGGGAAGTATGGCCGTGAGTGCCTGGACTGCTGCGTCCATGTTGAGTGATTCTGTCATTTATTAACCCGTTCCAGCGCACGCTGCGCCACCTTTGCGTTGTCGATGGTCTTGGTCAGTTCAATCTTGAGACTGTCTATCGCCTTAATCATGGACCAGGCCATCTCACGTTTTGCTGTCTCTTCGGGTTTGCTGCTCTTAAAAACCCAGAGTTGATCGTTTTCAACTTTGGTCAGTGCCATGTTGAACGTCTCATTCTCTAAGAGTTCCTGTGCCTTGCGGCCAGCGCGAATTACTTGATCTGTCATGCCATTCCAGGTTGGTTGATGGTTGCCTCTCGATTCATGCTGGTAGCAGCTTGAATCTCAGCGTTGCTAATCTGTGCGTTGTACTTTAACTCAATTTCGTATTTCTTTAGTAGTCCATCCTGCGCCAGTTGGTCGCGTCGGAAATCATCGTCGCGGATCATCTGGTCGCGCTTGAGTTCCAGTTCAGCAGCTTTCTTCTGAATGTCGGCCTCAATGGACTTCGCTTGAACCTCGGCCAGAACCTGTTCTGGAGTTGGTTTCTCTGGTGGTGGTGCAGGCGGCTGGTAGTCGGCTGGGATGTCGTTAAAGAACTGGCTGGAGTCCTTGAATCCGCTGAGTTCTACGATTTTGCGCAGTGTGCTGGCGTACATAGATGGCGTCACCAGAGGGTTCTGAGCGCCTAGTTGCGTCAGCGCCTCCTGCTGCTTGGCGCTAATCATCATCAGAGCCTGTAGGCGCTCGTTTGTGTCGCCGTTACCCAGGCCGATGTTGATGCTCACGTCCATGTTGGCATTCCAGGCGCGGGGATCGATCTCCACAAACTTGTCGCGCAGGCGAATCATGCGGGGCTTGTCCTGGTGGGTCACCATCAGGAACAGGATGCCTTTGAACAACTTCTTCATGCCCTCGGCCATCATCCGCGCCGTGAGTTCAATGCGACCCTGGGACGCGCTGATGGTGGCGGCCACCGCCGCCTTGGTGCTGGACTGCAAGGCGTCGGCGTTCAGTCCCATCGCGGCCTTGCTCATGCCGGTGCGGTCTTCCTTGATCTGATCGATATAGTCCAGCATGGGGAACGCGGCCTGCCCGACAAATGGGCTGGAGAATGGCTGCACCATGCCGGGCGCGCGCATACGAATGATGGCTCCGGTCTCATTGTTCAGCACGTCATCCATGTTGACCTGGCCCTCGACCACCGCAGTGCGGGGATGGATGGACTGCGCCAAGGAGTCCAGCGTGTTGCGCAGGATCTCTGACTTGATTTCCTGGATATCGTGCGTGATGTCGAAAATTGACATCGCCTCGATGGGGCTAGTGTGTGGCTCGGGGTCGCAGGGGAAATCCACGAACGGGATGTAGGACGCGGGTAGGTTACGCACCACCTTGTAGCTGGAACCCATGCAGCAGATTTTGCGCAGTTCTGGGATGCCGTCGCCATCGTAGTCAATGCGCTCATACGCCTCGATGTACAGAACGCGCCGCTGCATGGGGTTGGCGCTGTCGGTCTGTCCGATGGCGGTTGCCAGCGGCTGGCGCGCCAGGTACTCCTCGTTATCGTCCAAGTCTGACGCGGTGACGTTGTCCAGCACCTCGTCCTCGTCGTAGCCCATCGCCACCAATTCAGCGACTGTTGCCATCTTCCGATGCGCGATAAGGCTGCAGTCATCAAAGGATCGCGCTCGGCGGTCAATCAGCAGTTCCTCGGGAGGCACTGCCATGATCTTGATGCGGCCGTCTTTGGTGACGCGCTTGATCTGCACGTCGTGCAGCATCTGTGGTGGTGGAGCCAGCATCTGACCCGACATCGGATCAATTTGTGGCGGCAAGACCATTACATTAGGGTCAGGATATGACACAACAATCTTGACCTCGGCCTGTTCCTGCATCAGTATTTGCAGGGTCTGGTCATCCAGGCCGCTGAAGTCGGTAATCTCCACCTTCTCGGAGTCCTCCCACCAGAATTTCGCAATGCCGCACTTGCGGACCAGCGAGTCCTTGAAGATAGCGTAGGTGCTCATAAAACCGTTGTTGTCACGGTTGAATACGAAATTCGCGTAGTCAGTGGCCTGCTTGGCGTGTTCCACATCTTCCGGTGTCTCGGGGACGTACTCGACAGTGTTCTCGCTTGAGAAAAATACCCGCATCAGGCTGGGCATCATGGCGCTGACGGTGTCGCGCACCTCCATCGCCACCACCTGGGAGCGCCCATCTTCCTCGTTACCGAACGGGTCGCCACGGTAGTAGGCCGTACCCATTGCCCGAATGGGAGATATATCGGAATCAATGTAGCTGACGGCGTCGGTCAGGTCTTGCCCGATGATCGCCTCCAGTTCGGTGTCATCCATCTGCTCCTGTGCGGCCACGTCGGTGGTCACTGGCATATCGTTCATATTCATACGGGTATCTTTCTAAGTACGACGTACATGGAATCCACCGCCCGAGGCGTGCGGAGCAATTCGTCTTCTTCCAATTCTAGGGTCTTCCCATACTCTGAGAGACGGTAATCCAGGTGCGTCATCTCAAACCGGTAATCCTTCCAGCCCAAGTACCAGTGCCAGGCGCAGTAGTACACCCAGGAATTCTCGTTAAACGCTCGGACGTGAGTCGGATCCTGCCAAGCGCCCAGGCTCAACTCGTAAGGCACGACTATGTGCATCTCACCGCCTTCGGCCAACAGGTCGCGGCAGTTGCTCATAGCCTGGACCAGGTTAGGGATATGCTCCAAAACGTCAAAGGCAATGATGCGCTCAAAGCCACCGCGCTTGATTGGAACAAACCTATCCTTCCACCGAACGATCCCGCTGATATGAAAATCGGATATGTCCATCACCCAATCAGCGCCTACATCTGGTCGGATGTCCGCGTTGATAGCGTCATCCCTGTAGTCTTTTCCTGATCCCAGATTAAGAGTTAAACCAGCGTTGGACATACTTGTGGCGGTGTTTCATAAGCCAGGGCAGCGCCTGGTTGGTTAATGCGTTGGCGTCCACGCCAACAGTCTGGCTCCCGACGTGGTGGACATAGGACGCACTCACAAAATTCTCGTAGCCAAGTTCCTCCAGGTCGGTGCATTGCACGTCGTCAGAGTACCAGTTCAGTGGTGGAAATGGGCATTTAGCAAAGGCATCTGCACCAATCCAGGCAAATATGGGCGAGATGACATCAGCGCGCCGAATCTTCGACTCGGACGTGAACTTGCACATATCGATGGCCTCGCCCTCTGGATTCCAGCGGATATTCTGCACCGCGCGCGCAGAATCGCACCTAGCGGCAACCCATCCAGGATTCAGACTCAGGTCGCTGACGATCTCCACGTCATCCATCAGGACGCGGTAGCTGGTGGGCGTCAGCACGATATCGTCGTTCGCCACCACGACAGAGTCGAAGTCCTTGAGTGCGCAGTTGATGATGTCGTTGTAGTCATCTCCAAAGTTTCGGGGATGTCCGATCATCTTCACGTCGGCGTCGAACCGGTCCATGACTGATGCAGGACCGCGCAAGTAGACGGGAATCTCGGGGCAGTACTCGCGGATAGACGCCAACATCACCGCCAGGTTCTTGCCGTGGACGGTGCTGATTGCAATGGGCGCTATCACTTCGCCTTGTTCCTCGCGGATATGGCCTTCGCCTTGGCCTTGGCGTCTGCCTTGGATGACGCGCCCCAGGCATTCAGACTCAGCAGGAGCCTGGTCGGTTTCCCGTCCTTCATCTCAGGGCCAGGCATATTTCCCATCCGCGCCAGGAAACTCGCCCGACGCGGGTTGTCGCCTGACTTCACGGGTGGCTTGATGTCCTGGCCTGCAGCCTTCAAACTGGCGCGGCCCTTGGCATTCAATCCACCTTTGGGGTTCTGCCCCTCCTTGCGTTGCCAGGCCGCTGTCATTTCTTCATTGGCTTGGCCGTCTTGGCCGCCTTGCGGAAGTCGGCTGCGCTAGGCGCTGCCTTGCTGCCGACTTTATTCATCTTCTCGCCAGAGCCAGCCTTGATGCGCTTTTGCTTGGCGTTGATGTTTGCGTAGAGTCCAGGCTTCATCGCTTAGTCCTTTCCTTGGACGTTAATCGTGATAAGAGAGTCAGGAGAGTCACCTTCGCCGTCTCCACCATTGTCTGCACTGCCGTCATTAGGCCCACCAACCACCCATGCGTCGCAAGTGCGAGTCGCCGCGCACTTGAAGTCAAAGATCTCGCAGTATCCGAGATCAGCCAGCGCAATCGTTCCCCAGGGGTCTGCTTCATTTCCGATTCCTTTAGCAATGCACTGCTTGATTGAGTCCTGCACGTTGAACGCCGCGCAGTTACCGCATACGCTCTTCTTCGAATCTTCGATGCTCACGTCCCAGGTGTCTGCCTTCTTCTTCCAGTAGGCCGTGTTAGGCAGCGCGGGATTCTCAGGGCCGTAGGCGGCAGTGGTGATCGCCTTCGCCCGATTCTTCAGATTCAGCACTACGTCCTGGGTAGGCGTAGGACACTTCGCCACCTCGCTGGCCGGTGTCATCATCTGGTCCATTGCCGCCTGGTACTTGCCAGGAACGTCGCGGGTTTGCGTTGCCATTACATCTTTCCCTTCGGCATAGGCTTGGACTTGCCAGCCTCAGACAGCGCAATGGCAATCGCCTGCTTGGGATTCTTCACCACGCGCTTAGTCATGCCCGAGTGCAGCTTGCCAGACTTGTACTCTCCCATCACCTTAGCAATCTTCTTCGCGGCTTTCGTAATCTTCATGGTTTCACTCCTTCAAAAAATAAGTTGTTGGTGACTGGCTGACCCTTGAAATCAGGCAGCAACAAAGACTGCGGCGCATTCACCAACACGGCTGGGGACTGACCCATTCTTGCGGCTCCGTCTATCACAGCAATATGCCGAGACCAATCCCCATGCGTGTTGGTACGCCACCATATTATGCAACGCGAGGAAGATTCCTGCGCAGTGGCTTATTCCAGGACACTTTAGCACCGCCGAATGCACCTATCACCGCGTCGCTGGCAAACGTCAGGCAAAAGGCGTCGGCGCGGTCAGGGCTGGGGAAACCCCGCTTGCGGATCTCGTCCTTGCCCTCGATCTGGATCTTTCCGGAACTGGTGAATGAATACCGCACGATGGCGAGTTCTGCCACCAGCGCCTCATCCTTTGGCATCTTGCAGTCACGCCCCTCGAGCCAGGCTTTGGCCTTGTGCCATAACTCAGCCTTCAGATTCCGGTACGTCGCGCCCATCGCTGGACTCTCGGAGACGTTGATGCCGCGACAGGGCAAATTTAACTCTTTGAGCCGGTCAACCACTCCCGCGCCCAGGCCGATCGAATCCACCAGGATCTCTGTCGGTCTCTCGCTTGGTGGCAGCGCCTCGTACTCTGAGACCACCGCGCCCGTGAGTTGCATTAGGTCCAAGTTCTTCCAGGTCTTGATCGGCTCGGTCACCGCGTTCCCCTTGCGCTTGCAGAGCGCCGACCTGTCCGACCCAAACCTGGCAACGTCCAGACCCCAGACCATTGGCGCTGACTCGCTGGGTTGGACATCTCTCTGCTGCGCCATCTCCAGCAACTCCATCGGGATGACAGTATCGTCATCTGAGCGCGGGAACTCTCCCAGAACGCGGATCCGGTAAGCGTTGCTCTCTTCGCCGTAGCGTGCTGCCATCTCTCCAAGGTACGCCTCGGAGACGCGGGGAGAGTCGGCGCAACTCACTTTCATCGTCACCCAATCATCCTTGAGCCGGTTGTGGGTGTCGTAGAAGAAACCCGTTGAGCGCACCGGATTACCCAGCAGCAGGGTGACCGCCTTGTGACCCGACATAGAACCGGCTGCTGCCTCAAACACCGCCTCGGGGATGCCGGACGCCTCGTCGGCCACCAGCATGACGTTGTCACTGTGGACGCCCTGGAGTGCTTCTGGCTGCTCTGCGCGGCTTGTCCTAGCCGAGATGAATGCCTCGTTTGGCGCTTCCTTTACCTCAACCCTGTCCTGCTTCACGTCCAACTGGTCGGCCAGCATCTCTGGTAGCTGCTTAACCCACCGCTTCAGTTCCGCGAACAGGGCGTCGTAAAGTTGGCTTGACGTTGGCGCTGTAACGACAATCTTGACAGGAAAGCGCAGGAACAGATACCAGAGCATTGCCCAGGCCGACGCCGTACTCTTACCCACGCCGTGGCCTGAGCGCACGCTGATGCGTCGGTTGCCAGCCGCAATGTGATTCAGAAACTCCACTTGCCAAGCATCAGGCTCGGCGTTCAGCACCTCCCTGACAAACAGCACGGGGTCGTTTCGGTAGCGCAGGGCGAACTCGATAAACGGGTTCTCGGAATTCTCAAAATTTTTTTTGGAAGACATAGGGCGCGATCAGGTGGGTGGGTAGGGGTTCATTAGATCAGTTGATTCGGTAGGTGTTTGGGTGCTGCCACAACCGCCCCGCCGCCACGGCCACCCAGGGGGGGTCGGCCACCGGCCAGGTTAGTTCGTGCATCGAACAAACGATCTGCGGCCTGTGGATAACTCAGCACGCTGCGCGCTCCCTCTGACGCTGCGATATGGTGCGCGTAACCCTATGATTCCATTGAGTATTTCGCTGCGCGTCTGCACTTAGTGCGACAGAACTACTTAATACAGTGTCCATTATGTGAATGAAAACATGGTGATTATGCGTGTTTTTGCTTAATCTTTGAGCAAATGCACTCATTCTGTGGATAACTTTGGCATCTGCTCTGTGGATAACTGCTCAACCACCTCAACGTGGCGCAGCGCCTCCATCCGCAATCCCTGGATGCTGATGTTGACCGACTGCGCTTTGTCAGTGCCGTAGGTCTTGCGATCCCATCGCTCGGCCAGCCACTGGCGCGTCCGGATGCGCTGCACGTCGCGCTGGCCGTTTTCGACGTCCATGCTGTCCGCGATAGCGAGTGTCTCGCAGGCTAAATGCGAGGCCGCTTCCACCCGCGCGCGTGTAATTATAGAATGATAATCATTCTCATCTATCCACTTATCGAGCGCGCGCCGTCCGATTCCCAGGCCACGGCATATGTCTGCCTTGCTGCGCCCTTCCTCAAACATCGACAGGACAAGTTCCGCGTCCAAGTCCTCTAGCAGCGCCATGTCTGCCCTCACCTTCGGATTCCCAGGCATTACAAAGCCCTCCAAGCGCGTTTAGCTGGCGCAAGCACCCTGCATATCACCTGATGCCGTAAATCACTTCCTGCGTTCATTCTTGTCCCTTTCTGCTGCCTTCGTATCGAACAACTTTCCGCCTTTGAACGGCTTGCTGATGTCGATGTCGTTCTCCATATCCTCAAACCCGCTTGATCCTTGAGGCTGAATAGGAATCATTCTCGTTCCAGGTAGTGCTGACTTAATCTCTCTTACCTGTTTCAGAGTCGGCCCGTTCATCACCACCTCCAGTTCTTCGAGTGTCCAGATCGATCTCGCACCTTTCTGCTTGCGGAACTGCTCGTACCAGGTCGCCATCTTCTTGTCTTTGACAACGACCAGCAATCCATCGTCTTGCATCATGTACTCCATGCAATCGATTTTAGGCATCTGCTCAATGCCTGCCTCAGTCGCCCACCTGGTGAGCGCCTTGTAGGCCGCAATCATCCCCTTGATGGCCCTCTCTAGCCGTTCCTCGTCCCGCGCCTGGCTGGCCTCCCAGATGCGCTCCCGCTGCGCGTTGAACTTCCTGCGAAACTCAGGCTCCACCAAGTCGATCACTCGGTCAATGCCCCATACCTTCTCATGCTCCATCTTCGCCATCTCCATCTCAACCATGAGCGAATGCTCAAAGACCTTGAACGGGTCCGACGGGAATACATCACGATCTGTAAGTTTCTTCAATGCCATCTCTAAACCTTTCAATAGCCGACTTCAAACGTAGCCAACTTCCAAAATTCCGAGATAGCCGACTAGCCGACTTCATATTGCATTAAGCAATATTATGAAAGTCGGCTATCCGACTACCTATTTCTGGCCGACTTGCACATAGCCAGCTTGCCATGTTTTTACAAGTCGGCTATGTTTCTCAAACATTAGTACATAGCCAGCTTGCCATATTTTGATAGCCAACTTCATAAGTCGGCTATCAAAATGACGCCACAAACGGCTCATCTTTGTCCTTGTCGTGGTAGATCACCCAGACGTACTCCGCTACATCAGTCTTGTGATAGCCCACCAATTCCTTGGCAAACATCGACTTCTTGCCCTTGTAGAAGTCAGTGTTAATGCTTTGGCTGTCACCCTTCAGCTTCACAAACTCATCCTTCCACTCAGTTACCGACACCGTCTTGTGACGCTGGTCTCCGACATTTGTCATGTGGCCGTTCTTCTCAATTGCCTTGTGGATGGCGTTCAGCGCGACCTGTTGGTTCTCCTGCAGCTTGCGTGGCTTCTCCTGGCGCTGTATTGCACTGGCCTGTTCCTGCTGCTGGATCGCCTCGTCACTCGGTCTCACGGCCAGGCTGATCTGCGCGTCGCTGATTCCTAGCTGGCTATTCTTAATTTCAACCTTGACCATTTCAAACCCGATCTTCAGCCCGTCCTGGCCGTCCTTCTGCTTACTGATGGTTAGGATGCCACTGCCTGCTATCGGGCTTGACGGGTTGGGAGTTGCGTCAATCTTCATGAGTTCCAGTTGAGTGTCCACGGCTCCAAGTAAAGAGCTATGCCCACGCAATCCCTTGGTGGCATCCTTACCCGAGTGATGCAGGACCATCATGGCGCAACCCAGCATCCGCTGGATACGTCCCGCGTTGTGGATGAAAGCGCCCATGTCTTCGCTGTTGTTTTCGTTGCCACCGCCGAATGCGCGCGCTAACGTGTCGATCTGCACTAATTCAAATTGGACGCCCGTATTTTCCATCATGGCCTTGATCGAGGCCACTAGCAAATCGAAATCCTCAGCGCTCGATCTCATGTTGATCGCCGCCCTGATGACGTAGATTTCAGCGCCTGCCTGGGTACGGTTGTGCATCTTGCAAGCCTTGATCCTTGCGCCGATGCCGCCGAATCCCTCACCACAGATGTAAAGCACCGCGCCTGCCGCCTGCACCTCGCGCCCCATCCACGGCCTGCCCGTTGCTACCGCCTCGGCAATGTCCAGGGCGACAAATGACTTGTATGACCCTGGCGGCCCGTACAGGGCAGCGAATGCCTTCTTCGGCAAGACGTTGTCTATCAGCCACTCCACCGGCTCGTCCTCAATCGAGTCCCAAGACTCGATGTTAAGCAGCTGCCGCGGCACTAAGATGGACGGCTCAGTTATATCTAAGTTATCGGGTTCTACAGTAACTTCGGTAGTTTCCCGTGGCTCAATCCACTCTGGTGTCACCACCTGGTCCACGCTAGTGATGACGGGTAATGCCTTAGCGAGTTCTGCCAGCCTGGCGCGGTCACCGCCATCCGCTACCCACTCGTAGGCATCATCCCCGAGATCTGGTAGGTTTAGGTCCAGGACGCGGATGGCCTTAGCTACTGGCAGCAATGCCTGCACCACCCGCTTTGCGTACTTCCATCCTGGTGCGTCGCAGTCAGGAATTACTATCACCACCGCGCCGACAAAGTATTGGGTGATGTCCTCAGGCCAGTGGCCTGCACCAGCATGGCTCGTAGTGGCAATGGCTCCGATGCTGACCAAGGCATCCGCAGCCTTCTCGCCCTCAACCAGGTAGATGGCGCGTCCCGCTTCACGCGCATTGATAAGTTCCGGTAGGCGGTAAGGCACTATGCGCGCCCCTGTCATGCTGCCCTTGCGGTTTCCTGCTGCATCCACCTTGTGGAGAGAGTACGTCTTACCTTTTTCAGAATTTACTTTAAAGCGGCGCTTTACAAATAGGGTCTCGCCTTGCTCATCCTTGTACTCCCACTCCTGCTCCAGCGTTGGCATAGTCATCAATTCACCTTTGATAAGCGCGAGACTGTACTCCTGGCGCTGGAGCGCTGGCAACAGGTTGCGTTCTCGCACCGCGTCGAATACGCTGTGCTGGTCGCAGCCACCGTGGCAGTGGAACAGGTACTTGCCATTGTCTTCCTTGATGGAGAGACTCGGGTTCTTGTCCCCGTTACCGCGGCCATGCCCAGCCACAGGGCAACTCGCAAGCCAGTTCCCGTTCACCTTCTTGGCGTTGCCCAGGGCTTTGGCTATTGTTTCAGTGTCCATTTTCTTGTTCTCAATTTTTAGAGGAAAAAAAAGCCGGTGGGGATCAGCCACCGGCGCACCAGACTACTGGTTAGAAAAACTCTTCGTCATCCATCACGGGTGCAGGCGCTGGCTTTGCTTTGCGTACAGGCGCTGGTGCTGGCGGTGAATCAAACTCGTCACCGCCGTCGGCGTTCATGCCTGCAGGACGCGCTACCCACGACACCAATTTGAAGTTCGGCACTCGCGTGTTTCCCTTGCCAACCTTCTCGGCGGTGCTGTTAACGTACTCGATGACCGGAAGTCGTCCATCCTTATCGTCCTTGTCGGCGCATTCAGCGTAGATTTTTTCAAATCCTTTGCATGGTCCATAGGCGTTCGATGACCAATCCACCATTCCGAGTTCTTTGCTATAGAACGTAATCACAAACCCGCGCTTGTAGCCCTCACCAGGCGACTGAGACTTAGCGCCCAAAGTCTCATCAGGCTGCCAATCGCGTACACCAGCACCAATCATCAGCCAGCCGGTCTGCACCGAGTCCAGGTCCATGACCACTTTCTTGAGTTGGATTTCCTCGCCGTCACGATTAGTCCAGGCGTTAGCCTGTGGTGCAAAGCGGATGTAGCTATTCCCAGATCCATTGTTGTTTGAAAGATTCAGCATTTCAGTTTCCTAAGTTGCGTGCGTTAGCACAGTGTTAGATGTCGGAGGATTCCAACATCTTTGCCAGAGTCAGCCCACTTGAGACTTTCTCTGTCAAATCGTCGAGCAGATGCCGGTCACCTTTGCTCAGTAATTTTTCAGCTTGCGCTGGTGTGATTGGCTCGCTCTTGTACAGCTTTGCGGTTTCAATCGGCAAGTCGCTGATGTCAATGTCTGCCTTCCACTTGCGGATAGCGCGTTTCGGAACCAGGTTCCAACCTGGCACTGCCGCGCCGTCCTCCAGGCGCTTGGTCGCCACCTTCTTCAGTTCCTCGTAGAACGCCTCCACCAGTTCTCCCTGCTCCAACCAGGTAGCAATCTCGATCTCGCTAAGTTCCTTGGTAGGCGCCAATGGCAACTCGTAAGCCTTCTCCCGCAACGCAGGGCAGATCAACTTCGCAGGGCAATACTTGCACGCATCCCGTGACGGGGTAGGGTAGGCGTTCATCGTAACGATCTCGTTGACCGCCTTCAATAACTCGCTATTGCGCCACTCGTGCAGTTCGGCCAGCGTCATCTCGTGAGTTCGGTTCGCTCCAACCTGGGGCTGGACAATTGTCAGTCTGATGGTCTGGAAGTCACCCAAGTCACGCATCATGGCGAGAGCGTAGATCTTCAGTTGCGGAGAATCAGCGTCAACGTAGTTGCGGCCCGTCTTCAGATCTACGATCTCGATGATGGAGTCTTTGACGCTGTAGCCGACAACGTCGCACGTCCCAGCCAAAGATATCTGCATAGTGTTTAGCACTGTCCCATGCTGCTCCACCAGCACCCGCCCGAGTTCAGTCTCCAGACGCTTGATGGTGTCCAGGTGCAGCTGCGCGAACTCAGCGTTCTGTTCGGTGATGCGGATGCCTTCCACCAGATTGTTGATGTAGTTCTTCGGGTCATCCTCTGTCTGCCAGCACAGCTCGGCCAGCGCGTGGATGGCAGTGCCAATCTGCGCAGCTTCACCTGATGGTGACTCAGGGATGCCGACTGACAGGTGGACACTTGCAGGGCAGGCCATCCAGCGTGCGGCGGCGCTCGGCCTCAGTTTGATACGTTCCATTTTTCTCTCTCTCTTTCCTGGTCGTTTGAAATGATTGCGTAGGCTTGTTTGCGTACTTCGTTGGTAACCGCGTGTCCCAGGTCATCTGGGTCCAGCAGGCGCTTGAGCAGCACAGTCTTCTCTTTTGAGGATTCGCGTTCTTTTTCTAGCTGGGTTCCCAAATAGATAATGTGTTCGCGCATGGTGCGCAGTTGGTCAATCATTTTTTGTCAGATACCAGTAAGCGATCAGGGCCGCATCTGCACGGCCATCATCCTTTGCGCGCTTGAACAGTTCGGCGCGTGTATGGAACAGTTCCATAGCACGCATACGGGACGCATCCTTACCCGCTGCGCGGCCAACAGCCTTCGTCCAGGTCTGCGGAGTGACGTAGGTGTGCGGGATCTTCAAACCCACCACAACGCCCTCAATGATGCCTGCTGAACGCCCAAAGTTAAACATACTCGTCACGCCCTGGCCTGGCATAGCGCCAACCTTCTCAATCACGACGTGAGAGTCAGGGTATCCCTCCAATATGTTGCGCAACCCTGCCGCGCTGATATGCCGTTTTTTCGTCTTGCCAGAGTCTACCTCCAAGGTAGGCATATCAATGACTTCTTTTAAGGTGTATGAGTACCAATCAAACACGCTGATGGCTCCGCTGATGCCTGGATCGATTCCGATTACGAAACTCACTGCTGGCTCTCTTTCTGTAGCATCAGCAGCCTGGCCTCTACCAAAGCATCGCAAGCCTCTTGCAGATTGATGACGGCGCTGTACAGTGGAACGACCTTGCCAGTGGACCAGCGCGAGACCTGGGCCTTGTCAATTCCTGCCGCGTATGCGACATCGCTCAGAGTGAAACCAGATCGTTCCGCTTTCTCGCGGATGGCTCGGATTGCAGCTTGTGTAGTGGATTCCATGATTGAATTATCACCTCCTAGATGACGCATTCTACACCGAAAAGACTAGGTGTTTTCCCTAATGCAATTCGCAACTGCTGTTTGTGATGTATGTATCATCTATCATATGATGCGCCTGTCATCAACAACCGGAGTAAATATGAAACTCACCAACTACCAGCGCAACCAGCTTAAAGCTGCCGCAGTCTTCGGAGGCGACCAGATCGACAAGGTCGCCGCCAGTTTGCAGCGCGAGAACCCTGCCGCCTTTTGGAGCGACTCTGAACTGGACCAGCGCGACTTCTATCACCAGCCAATGGCCGCGCACCGGTCTTACGTTGAGCGTTTCCTGCCTCGCCGTAAGAGCGAGTACAGCGCAGAGCAGATCCAGGTGATGGCGCAGAACCACTACCTAACCATCACCCACCAAATTGGAGTCGGAGCATGAAATCCTTAATCCTTGACGCGGCACTTTCTGTCGCAATCCTCTCCGCACTTTCCTATGTACTCACTCAGTGGTGGTTCGCATGATGAATCCACTAGAGATCGAGATCAAGCGCACAGTATTCGCGCACCTACCCGCCGTCGGTGACTTCGGCATCCTGTCACGCGGCGACCTTGCCACGGTCCTGCACACGGCCTGCACCGAGGCTGCATTGGCAGGCTGGGCGCGTGGCGCTGATTCTGTGCAGCGCCGCGTGGAAGAGGAACTGACCACGTTACGCCAGGAACTGAAAGCCACCCAGGTGGAACTGGCGTATGCCAAGGCTAACTAGCCTGATCGTGCTGGCGCTCTGCGCCATGCTGTTTATTTTTGATTCACCGGAGTACGCATCATGGATACAGACGATGAGATCGAGTCATGGGCAAGCATCGCCCTGGGCCTAATTGCCAGCGTGTTTTTCTTTATTGGTTTGGCGTCAGTGATAGTCGCGGCCTGCATGGCCTGGGGCTATTACACATATGAGCCTGTCTGCGGCAGCATCGCCGCGCTATTCACCCAGGAGTGCAAAGCATGAACATCAAAGAACTTGCTCAACAGGCCAACAAAAGGCTTGAACCAAATTGGCCCGGTGGTGAATGTTGGTATTGGGAAGACCTTGAACGCTTTGCCGAGTTGATAGCCGCACATGAGAGTGAAGAGTGCGCCAAGTTTTGCGAGACAAACCAAGTGTTGGTTGGTCAAGGAAAAAGAGGTTTTAGCAAATGGGGAGAAGAAGACTTTGTTGCTGGAGGAAGACATCAAGGCATGGATTACGCAGACGCAATCAGAGCAAGGAGCAAAGCATGAAACACGACCACGATAAAGACCTGTTCGCTGACCTAGTGCTGAAACACATTATCAACCATTTTGAGGCAATTGTATTTGCAGCTAGCGTAGTGGCTGGATGTTCTTTGGTATTTTGCATTGTATTTTTTTGGAGCGTGTTATGACACCTGAAGACGAAGCGTTTGACGACATGGCCCGTAAACAGGGAATGTGGGGCGGCGGCTTCAATTCCAAGCGGCAAGCAGCGATGGACAAAGTCAATTCCCACTTTGATGCGGAGTACAAGAAGATGCACGAAGACCGCGCTATGTACGGAACATCGTGGTCAAAGGATGGTGAACGCATTGACCCAATGAGTGTGTATCTTGAGGAGCCAGCGCAGGAGCCAAAGCGCGAATGGGTAGGTCTGACACCGGAAGAAATCAATGCAGTGAATGCAGGATTTACTTCAATCTCATCATTTCATGCGGGCGCATTGTGGGCTCAAGCCAAACTCAAGGAGAAAAATTTTGACTAAAGAAGAAGCCCTCCGCATCATCAAGCTATTGAGCGCACTGGAGTCGTGGGCATTTAGCCAGCCCGACAGCAGAAGTCTTCCCGACTACTTAGTGGAAGATATTGGCAACGCAATGGTGTTGCTTGAGCGGATTATTTTGGATAAGAACGCATGATCTGCCCACAGGAACAGTGCCAGGCGTGGACAAGGGTCCTCGAGACGCGGCATAAGTACAACAATGAAGTCTATCGCCGGTATGAGTGTGCCAACGGCCACCGTTTCTCGACGATGGAGAGAGTGAAAATTAAAGAGGTGAAAAATGCAGATAACAGCGATATTCCAGAATGATGATGAGGCCATCAAGGCCATCCACTCAGAACGCGCTTGGCAGACATTGCACGACATCAATCACGTGCTGCGCCAAAATAGAAAACACGGCCTACCTTTTGAGCAGACCGTGTCTGAGATACAGGCATATGTGAACGATGCCCTGGCGCTGATTCCGGATTAAGCGGCCTCGGCTTCTTCTTCCTCGTCGTCGTACTCTTCCTCGTCATCGCCCCAATCTGCCTCGTCGTCTTCGATTAGGAGCCACTCGCCGGTCTCTTCGTTCAGCCAGTACCAAGCGTCGTACTCAGCGTCGAACCAGCAGTAGCAATCTGCCTCATCGTCGTACTCATACTCTTCGCCATCTTGAAAGCATTCGACCAAAGATTCCTGATCGCTGTCGATTTCCACCTCAGTGGAATTGTTGATGATTACCGTGAATGAAAACATGAAAAACTCCTTAGACGTTAATGATCTGACCTCGAAACTCTACCTGGTCATCAGCCCACTTATGAACCAACTCAGGCCACAAAATCCTACCACCTTTGAATGTCAGGACAGCAAATCCGGACCGGTGGTTCAAAGGGTTACCCTCGCCATAATCAAACTGAGCGCCATAGGGTTCGGCAAGCGTTCCGGTATCTACGCCATACCGATTCCCTTTGTAATCTGCAAATGGCGTCACCTTCAGCGAGTGCAGATGGCCGGTGACAATAGATATCCCAGCATTGACCGTGTTGTTGTGAGCAGCGTGTATTCCAGATCGATATCGGTGCTTGATGATGCAGTCCGGTGTAGGCCAAACAGACCAGGCAAACTCCCAGGCTGGAAGATGGTCCTGCAGCTTAAAACCATGCACCTCACGGTACTGCGGAGCCTGGGACGCCAGCTTGTTGGCAAATCGCGTGTCGTGGTTGCCCCAGGTGAACAGCAGCTTGCAGTTATGACGCGCTGCCTTGGCCGTCTCCTCGATCTCGCCAAGGTGGGCCTGCACCGCCTTGAGTTCTTCTATCACGCTTGGAGTCTTGGACCAGCCCAGCGGGTCGTGCCTGCTGATAGTAGCCCCGTCGAATGCATCACCGTTAGAGATGACGGCGTGCGGCTTGAGTTCCTTGATCGCCCACAGCAGGCCACGGTACGCTGTGGTGTACTCGCCAGGCCAAAAATGCGCGTCACTAAAAACGATTATGGTCTGGTCGAGGATCCCAAGATCCACTCGGTTCAACGATGTCTGAATTGGCTGGAATTGAGAGTATTTCTGCGACCTCTCATCAAATCCAATCAGCGGCTGGTTGGTATCCTTCTCAATTCTGCGCCGTCGGTTATTCACAGAACGCTCAGTAACCTCAAGGTGTTCTGCTACTTTAGAACAAGATCCGAAACGCTTCCAGACATTGATAAACTCTTCACGGGAAACTTTAGGTTGCATGGTGACTCCACAAAGTTGCGTGGAATCTAACACTTATTGATGTAGCAAACATGAAACCCACCAGACTGAAACAGATTGAGCAAGCGTTGAAGAAACGCCCTATGACTCGCAAGGAGTTAGCGGCTGCCGTGTTCCTGTCTGAGCGTGCCGTTGAGAACAATATGAAGAAGATGCATGAGCGCGGCCAGGTCCACGTCGCAGGCTGGTCGCGCACCAAGGGAACGATTGCCAGGGTCTATGCCTGGGGGATAGGGACTGACGCTCCCAGGCCACCGGCCTACTCAGGGTATGAGCGCGTGAAAAGATTGCGTGCGAATGAGTCCCAGGAGGACAAGGACTTTCGTCTGGCGCGTGAGCGTTCCTACAGACGCAAGATCAAGGTGCATCCGCTGATGGCGGCTTTTTATGGAGTGAAGTGATGAAGAAACTAGAAACTATGACGCAAGAAGAAAAGCTGGAGGCGTTTAACACTCTCCAGATTTACATTGAATCGGCTGTGGAATCAGAGCAATCTGAACCAGCAGAATTCAAGATTGAGACCCAGCACAGGGTTGAATTAATACTGGTTAATCTAAGAGAGATTTTTGGGTTCCCATGTAATTCATAAGGTTGTCCAGCCACTCTTGATTCGTTGGCTGTATAGGCTTTGCAAATTGAAATGACCTAACATCACCACTTGTTGGAGCGCCAATTTGACGACGCATCTTGTACCAATCAGGAAACAGAACTTCTTTAGGAACAGACTGTTTAAATCCACCAAAGTATTCACCAGCCAATTGCGTGTCGTATGTTTTGTGTGGTGATATTGGATTGGTGATTAAAGCAGCCTCTGG